CAACCATCTTACCCAATTATGAAATCATAAGAGGCGGTAAATCTTTCTTAGCCAATCGAGTTTCGGTAAATTATTTCAATCCAGACTCAGAGTGGCAAGCTGATTTTGCTTTTGAACAGAGTGCTACTTATAAAGAAGAGGACAACGATTTACTGTTAGAGAAAAAACTAGAATTGCCATTTACAACAAACACCTTGATGGCTAAGTATATTGCTCTGCAATCTTTAAAAGCATCAAGACAAAACATAGTAATTAATTTTAGAACCACACAAGCAGGGTTATTAGCCGAAGTTGGTGATGTTGTTTATGTAAGTTTAGAAGCTCCGGGGTGGGACACGCTCAACTCTAATCAAGGTAAAGAATTTAAAATTGTGCAAATAGGCATAGAGGCTAATGATGAGATTATGATTTCAGCCATTGAATACGATGCTAATGTTTATTCAACTCAGACCTTTACTTGGGACACTTCAAGAAACACCAACCTCCCTTCTTTAGGAACGGTTACAGTTCCCACCAATATCACAGCTACCGAGACGTTGTTATTTAACGAGCCAAGAGTAACCAATAGAGTTTCTTTAACTTGGACGAAATCGCTTGATTCTTTTGTGTCTAGTTATGACATAGCTTATAAAAAATTAAACACTGCCATACCAATTAAGATTCACAACGTAACTGGCACTCAGACAAACATAGATAACTTAGACCCCGGCCTTTATTCCTTTTATGTTAGAGCAAACAACAATGCCGGTTTTCATTCTGAATACATAAGCAAAATACTAAAAGTAAAAGGCACAGAAATTCTTCCTCTGGTTAATCCTCCCGGTGTAACCAGTGTTATTGAAAATTTAATATCAACCTTTCAAGGGTCAGGGGTAAAAGCTAAAGCGACCCTTAATTGGGGCGCAGTAACCAATCCTGAATGGGAAGCAATCGGAGTAACGATTGACCATTACAAGGTGCAATATAAGCTCGCGAGCGAGAGTACAAATTGGGAATCACCAGGATCGTCTACAGGTACGTTCTTTGAGTTCTTTGATATAAAGCCCGGAGAATACAATTTCAGAGTCAGTGCAGTAAACACAGCCAATATATCCAGTTTGTATGCTGAAACAACGTCAGAGATAAGTGGTTTAACGGCCCCTCCTGCTAATGTGGACAATTTTTATCTAAGAGTTGATAGCGTTGAGGCGCATTTATCGTGGACTCCCACTGCTGATTTAGACGTTAAAGTAGGCGGAACGTATGAAATAAGACACTCGGTAGCTACTAGCGGTGCTGCTTGGGGTCAGTCTATTAGAGTCGGAGATCAGGTTTCAGGCATAGCAAATGCGACCACCATGCCCCTATTAGTAGGAACTTATCTTATAAAAGCCGTTGATTCAACAGGAAATAAAAGCACAGCAGCGACAACCGTTATTAATACCGTAAGCCCTTCCCTTTTTGATAAAAGAACACAAGGAAGCATTATAGACACCACGTTTGCCGGAACTAAAACCAACCTGATTATTGACAGTGATACCGGGGATTTAAAATTTGAAGCTGATACTTTATGGGATTCCATGAGTTCCTACATGGACACATGGGGTCTGGTGGATTCTATCGGAGGAGTCGACAGCAGTGGTTCTTATGAGTTCTCCGACAAAATAGATTTAGGAGCAGCAGGTAATGCAACTCTGGATGGCAGTATTACTTTCACCACCTATTCTACCTCTGATATATGGGACAACAGATTGGGCAATATAGACTCTTGGGAAGCGATTGATGTTAATACCTTTGACGATGTTTTAGCTGAGTTATATATAGCCACAACTAACGATGATCCTGCTAGTGGAGCTGCAACGTGGACAGATTATCAACTGTTCAGCATCGGTAATTATTACGGCAGAGGTTTTAAATTCAAAATGGAAGCCACCAGTGGCGATGCCACGCATCAAATTCTAGTCTCACAACTTACAGCCAAAGCAGAAGTGTATTTTAGGTTTGATTCAGAAACGGTAACCACAGCAACAGGTGGATCCTCCCTAACGTACAGCAATGCTTTCTTAGCAACGCCACAAATAGCTATTACGGCTAATGACATGGACACAGGCGATTACTACGCCATCACAAGCTCCTCCGGGTCAGGATTCACGTTGAGATTTTATAACGCAGCCGGTTCAGGGGTTGCACGAACAGCATACTATTTAGCAAGAGGATATTGACAGATATGAATATGCTACATAGTGTTTTAAACAGACAATTACAAATATTAGAAGGGTAATTTTATGAGTCAAGTCACAGATTATGTCATAGCAAATGCCTCCGGTGCTACCGTTAGGGCAGACATTAACACAACACTTTTAGCTGTTGTCAGTCATAACTCCGGGACAGCCGAACCGGGAGTCATGTACGCCTTTATGTTGTGGGTTGATACAACCAATAACCTTATCAAATTAAGAAACGCAGCAAACAGCGCATGGATTACATTGGGTGTTTCCATTACAGCTTCCAACACCGTTGATATAAACGGTGGAACAATAGACGCAGCAACCGTTGGAGCTAATTCAGCCAGTACCATTGTAGGCACAACCGTTGTGGCTAATACTTCTGTGAACATTGCAGGAGATGGAGCAACCGTTACCGGCATAAAAGACGAAGACAACATGGCCTCAGATAGTGCCACTAAGTTAGCCACACAACAATCCATTAAGGCTTACGTTGATTCACAGGTAGGCACAGTTGATACATTGGCAGAGATTTTAGCCAATGGGAATACCACAGGTGGAGTTGATATAGCGGTATCAGCATCGGATGACATTACTTTTACCGATTCATCAAAAGCTATCTTTGGAGCAGGTTCAGATTTACAGATTTACCATGATGGTTCAGATAGTTATATTAAAGAAGATGGTACAGGTAATTTAATTATTGCTGCTGATGATTTTAGAGTAACAAATGTTGCAGTAAGTGAAGTTATGATAGGAGCAGATGCAGATGGAGCAGTAACTCTTTACCACAACAACGCAGCCAAATTAGCCACCACCGCCTCAGGCATAGACGTTACTGGCGTAATAACTACAGATGGTCTTACAACTTCAGCCGATATTGATGTTACAGGTAATTTAAACCTCACAGGGACAAACACTTCTGCACAATATATTAAATTTGGCGATCCTGAAGATGATGATATAGGCAACATCTTTTATTATCACAGCAATAATAATATGGTTTTCACAACCAACACCGCAGAAGCAATGCGCATAGACTCATCGGGCAACGTGGGTATAGGAACTGCGAGTACAAGTGCAAAACTGAATGTTGCTGGTACTTCACCTGCGGCTTCATCCCCAGCTACATACGCAGGAACAATTCAAATCAATGAAACAGCTTTAAGCACACTTGAAGCGGTAGGCGGTTTAGAGTTTCGTGGTGCTGTATTTGGGTCTGGATATGGTAGCAAAATTACTGGCACCGATACAGGTAATCTCTTGTTTGGTAACCGAAGCAACAACGCAACATGGTCAGAACGCATGCGCATCGACTCATCGGGCAACGTTGGTATAGGTGGAACGCCTGGTTATCCATTAAATTTATTTGGAGCAGAAACAGGCGAAGGAACCGCAGTAGGTCAATTAGGAATACAATCAACAACTGCTTTTGGTTCAAATCCACAGGCAGGCATCACTTTTACTAATAAACACACGGCAAGCGCGCAAGCAATTATGGGTGCTGTTAGGGTTGGTAAAGAAAATACTACCGATGGGAGCTACGCAGGCTTTATGGCTTTTGATACCAGAACTCACGGAACAGTAGCGGCAGAACGCATGCGCATAGACTCATCGGGATTGGTTTCCATTGGTAATAATTCTGCATCTTCTTTTGGTGGCAATGGAACTTCTTATTTGTCTACAGGGACAGGTACAGGACACTCTAATGTAACAATATATTCAGGAACAGACAGTCAAGGATCAATTTCGTTTGCAGATGGAACATCTGGTGATACAGCATATCGTGGAACGATAGACTATCTTCATGCGTCAGATGCTATGGTATTTAGAACAACAGCTGACGAACGCATGCGCATCGACTCATCGGGCAACGTGGGGATAGGAGTTACCTCTATTAATTCTGGATTAGTAGGCAAAACTTTGCAAGTTGGTTATGGGCAGATGTCAAGCGACCACACTTCTTATAACTACAACACTAATTTTACTAACAATGCTTATCAAAGCGGCAATGGTACTTATGCCGCTATCACATCTAGAGGAGCAGGAGTTATTAAAATACTAGACGATGTATTAACTTATTCAGGCGCTAGTAGTGGTACAGCAGGTTCAGATTTAAGTTTGTCAGAACGCATACGCATCGACTCATCGGGGAATTTGCTTCTTGGTATCACTACTTCTTCAGTTGGAACTGCTAGACAAGTCATTTACAACGATTCATCAAACATTGCACAGATTTTGGTAAATCAAATAGGCACAGCCAATGGTACTCCTCTTTTGCGGTTGTATCATCACGAAGCAAACAGCTCAACTGCGGCAACACAGATTCAATTTTTAAATAGGTCTGTTCAACAGGTCGGTACAATCACGGCTACTGGGTCTGCAACAGCTTTTAACACATCTTCAGACTACAGATTAAAAGAAAATGTAAGACCTATAGAAAATGGTTTAGACAGACTCAACAATTTGAATCCTGTTAAGTTTGATTGGATTTCAGATGGTACATCTAGTGAAGGCTTTATAGCACACGAAGCACAAGAGGTATTTCACGATGCTGTTACAGGTGAAAAGGATGCAGAGATGATGCAAGGCATGGACTACGGAAGAATCACTCCATTACTTGTTAAAGCCATCCAAGAACAACAAGAACAAATTGAATTATTAACCACTGAAATTAACAATCTAAAAGGAGAATAAAAATGGCAAACACTTATACTTGGGATACAAAAACGGTTGACGTTTACCCGGAACATGACGGAGAAACCGATGTGGTTTACGTTGTGCATTGGAGACTAAACGGCACAAGTTCTGAAAAACACGAAGTAAATGGAGAAGAAGTACCTTACACGTCAAGCGTGTATGGAACTCAATCCCTATCTGCGGATGATATTACGGACTTTATACCGTTTGATGATCTAACCGGAGCAATTGCTAAGGGTTGGGTTGAAGGTGCAATGGGAGCAGATGGGGTTCAATCTTTAAAAGATGGCCTTAAAGCTAACATTACCGAACAAATAACACCCACAACGGAAACCAAAACGATTTCATAAACTAAACCATATAACAGGAGTGCTAAATGGAAAAAACTAACTTTAAAATAGAAATACCGAATGGAGATGAGATAGAAGTACTTGAGAGCGGTGATTTAACCGACAATCAATACGAAATCGCAGTTCAACTACAACAGATACAGGCCAGAAGAGATGATCTTCAAAAATACGTAGGAGAATTGGGATTCGCACAGGATCATTTCAGATTAAAACAAAAAGAGTTAATAGACCTAATAGAAAACGATGACTCAACAGATAGCAGAACTGGACAAGAGACTGACTAGCCATGAAGCAGCTTGCTCTCAACGGTGGGCTGAAAACTATAGACGATTGACGTCTATAGAAAATCAATTATCCCTATTAAACACACAGATCAGAATGGCATTGGCATTCCTGGTCGTTGCATTGGGGAGTTTCTTTTTTGTCTCTCTGACTATCTAAATGGAAAAGGAAGAAAAGAAAATAGGAATAACAGAAAAAAGTCAGGTCACACTGGATATGAAGAGTGTGGTGGGTATTATTTCTCTGTTGCTAACTATAGCAGGGGTCTATTTTTCACTAACAGCCCAAATTGCAGCCCTACAATTAGACACAATTAGGATGCAAGATTCTGTAGAGATGAATGAAGAATTTAGGATCAAGTGGCCAAGAGGCGAACTCGGAGCTTTACCAGACGATGCCGTCCAAGATTTAAACATTGAATATATACAAAAAGAAATGAGTAAACTCCAACAAGAGTTTGATGACCATATAGATGAACATCAAAATTAGAAACACCAGAAAGATAATATGGCAATAGCAGACTCAGTAATAGGTGTAGCAAGTAAAGTTTTAGATAAGTTTGTTGAAGACAAAGATTTAAAGGCGAAGCTTCAGCACGAACTGGATATGCAACTACACAATGCTAATCTTGCTCAAATAGAAGTTAATCAGGAACAAGCCAAACACCATTCATTGTTCGTAAGCGGTGCTAGACCTGCGATTATGTGGGTTTGTTGTTTGGGTTTATTTTGGTCGTTCTTTTTAGGGCCTATTTTAAATTGGGCGTTAGTAATATCCGATGCAAATATCCC